AAACATACGGCACAAAAAAAGCTTGGGCATATAATACTGCATCGGATTTAATTGTAGAAACTGCGATTGCATGGTGGATGGTACTGTGACATGGAAAGTAAAGAAGCTAGATAATGGGGATTTTAAAATTATTTATGCCACTATTGGTTTTAAACATGATGCTACCGGGTTGCAGCAACGGCTGGATCGTAGGAAATATTCAACTTACTCCAGCGGATTCAGTTATAAATACGGTTTTTATAGAAATCATAGCGCATGACTCTACAGTGCATTGGTATTATGGAAACATTAGTGATTATAACTACTGCTATAAGCATGAGCAGTATGAAGAAGTAAAAGTCAAATGATAGACACTTTAGCTTTATATCAAGAAGGTGGAATGGTGCTTTTAGTAGCATCTATGTTTATGTTTTTAGTGTATTCCATGAATAAAAGATCAACAGAACAAGCTCAAAGTCTTGAAGATTTAAAAATTGAAAATGAAGGTCAAACAAAACATATTAATGAAATTATAAAAGAAGTAGATGAGCAAAAAACTATTTTAATCAAATTAATAGATAGGTTTGGTAGGTCAGATGAAACTTCTCTTGCATATCGTAACGACATGATGAGAGAATTATCAGAAGCAAGTGAAAAAATAAGTTATTTATCTGGCAGAATGAATGGAAGGAATAATCACTAATGGATAGTTTAAAAGTAACATCGATTAGCTTTGCAAACTATGGCGTGTATTTAGCAGAGATCAATCTACTGCTACAGTGTATTGTAGCGATTATGAGCATTATATATTTAGGAATTAAGATTAAAAGGAAAGCAAATGGACATTAAATCAATCGTAGTAGGCGAAATAACTAAGCAAGCAGAAGCATCTGTGCCACAATTAAAACAAGCTATTAACGATTATGTTATTGAAACGATTCAATCTAAAGAGTTTGAAACAGAATGGGCAACTGCTATTAATCAGAAAATTAATTTGCCAGGACTTAATGAGCGTGCAGAGCAAGTCATTTTTGAGAAGATGATTGACAAAGGCACAGATTTGGTTGCTGGAGTTATGTCTAAGATATTAGAAGGAAAGTAATGATAACGTATCGTGGCGAAAGATTTTCTGGTTACAACAAACCAAAGCGTACTCCAGGCAAAAGTAAAAAGTTTGCTGTACTTGCAAAAAGCGGCAATAGAGTAAAGCTAGTACGGTTTGGTGATCCCAATATGCGTATCAAAAAATCAAGTCCAGCAAGACGCAAGTCGTTTCGTGCTAGACATCGTTGCTCTACTGCAAAAAATAAATTAACTGCACGATATTGGTCGTGCAAAAAGTGGTAATACAATGGCAAAAAAAGTAAGTTGGTCTTATGGTGGTAAACGCTACTATGGAACTTTAATTAGAGAAACTAAAACGCACAAGTTTGCTAGAACACAATCTGGTAAAATAAAAAAGATAAAAAAGAAAAGGAAATCATAATGCCAGGACACTATGGATCAAAAATGAAGAAAAAAGGTAAGAAGAAAAAGAAAATGGTCAAGATAAGGAAACGCAAGTGATAAACGCATCACAAATGCGTGAGGTCATCACGGATACATTAAATGCTTTGGGATCAAAATATGCTGATCCCAAGGCCATTGATTTAATCTACAATACTGGTTTAGTGGAATCAAAGTATGTGTATTTAAAACAGATTAAAGGACCAGCTCGCGGTTTTTTTCAGATTGAACCATTCACTGCAATTGATATTTGTAATAACTATTTGCAGTATCGTGAATCATTAATGAAGCAAGTTGCCTTAGTGTCTAAGCTAGATTGGAAATATTTCATTACGCCAGAAGAAAACGAATGGCAAGATATATTAACAAGCAACTTACATGCCCAAATCTGCATGGTCCGTATGCATTATCGCAGAGTGCCAAAGCCTCTTCCACGTACTTTAGAAGATCAAGCAATGCAGTGGAAAGAATTTTACAACACATACAAAGGTAAAGGTACACCAAAACATTTCATGGAGATCGTTAGTAAATATGGATGATGCTGCACAAATTGACAGATTAATTGAAGTGATGCAAGAATTACAAGGTTTAGTAGAGCAATTGCATACGCGTTATGAAGATACTGATTTAATTCTAGGTATGATTGTAGCATTGATTATCACCACGCAGATACCGAATGTCACCATTTTACCTAATATAAGAGAAGAGGTTGCATACGCATGAGTTATTTAACAGCATTTTGTAATAATACTACCGATCTTCAAGCAGTGGTTGGAGACATTGATAAATATGACCGTAAACGAATACTAGCATCCAATTGGTCTACCACTGCAACTAGTAATTTATATGCTTTATCTGGCACTGGATATGTATCACAATTGTTTGTAGACCAAGCAGAAGTTACTATGGTAACAGACACACCTAATGCAAATGGTGAAGCACAATACACTGCATCTACAGACACATTGCAGTATTTTGTTACATCATCTAGTGTAACTGCATTAAACAGTGCAGTTGTAGAAGCTGGTCAAGATTGGGATGGACTCAAAACTACTGTATGTAAAGAACAGGCAGATCGTATGCGTAGCTATTTAGATCGTCCTATAGTAAAACGAAATAATAGCAATTACCAGGGAGCATCGGATCGTGCATATGATTTTATTGTAATACGTATTAATGCAATACTTGCATGCGCTGATTTAATGCGCTCTCAAGATTTAGAACGTGCAGAGGCCATTGAAGAATTAGCGTTGGGTGAAGATGGTTTGCTTACCAAATTAAAACAACGTCAATATGTAATGTGGAATGAAACCAGTTTTCGTTCAGAGTCTGGTGTAATTTCTGAAATTCAGCTTGGTGGCAGTTCTACTGGTTATATTGAAGATATAAAAATGTATGGTCCACCGAATACAGACTACGATGAAGTTCGTGTAGTTATTAGCAATGCTGGTAATTTTTCACCTGGATCAGCAAGCACTGTAAAATATGATGTGTTTGTTAAAGACTCTACTGGTTTACGTATGCAAAAAGTCATTGATGCAGAAACAATTAATGGTGATTACCAGGCATTAGCATATGGCGCACAAATTCGTTTTCAAGCTGGAGTATACACTAGTGGAGACGAATGGAGCATAACCTTTCAAAGTGATGGAATTCCAATTGGCAGTGTTAAGTCAGGTCAGTTGTATAGATGATGTCATCGAAAGGACTATAAGTAGATGGCAATTACATTTGAGAACGTCATCTTTGACAAAGTTATTGACAATTTACATACTATACTTGCAAACGAATTTTCTATTCCAGTGTTGTATGATGTACTTGCTGATAGAGGTAATCAAAGTTTTCTGATTACGCCAGTTAGTGATGAGTATGTAGAGGAAATTAATATTGGTCAAGTAAGAAACTATACTGTCAATGTGAATTACCAAATAGATTACTCTGGTAATTATAGCAAAAACAGTATAAAACAAGTGGCATTAATTGCAGAAAGATTTAAAAGACTTATGTACAACAATAGAAACTACAGTGTAAGCGGAACAAGACAGTTTTACAATGCTGCGGTGGAAAATATTGAATATGGTCGTGATGAAGATCGACCAGAATTATTAAATGTTAACATGTCTACAACCATGTCAGTAATGGAGATAGTATCGTGAAATACAAAGCAAAAGAATCCTACAAAAAATTATCAGATGATAAAAACTTTTATGCGTTTGGTAGTGCTGCAAAACATAATCGTTTGCTACAAGGACTTACCATCAAACTTTCCCACGTACCTAAAGAATTAAAATCGCATTTGCAAAGTGCAGAACCAAAAAAGGAAGATAAGTAATGGCAACTAATTTTCAACCAAGAAATATTATTGAAGTCGGTATTGGCAATGGATCAGCGGCTTTAGGAACAGCACATGCAAACAGTGACACATGGAATTTTTTACAAGTGCTTGATTTTAATATTGAAGGTGCATCTGCACCATTAGACATTGCACCAAATAAATCTGGATTATTAGGTCAACTTGCAAGTCAAGGCCATCATCGTCCAGATACACAAATGTATGAAGTGACCTTAACCATGCGTGGTACTCCTACAGCAGTATTAAAATCGTGTTTAGCGTTGTTTGGAGATGGAACTTCTGAAGCATCACTAACACCAGCAGTAAACACAAACGACAATAGTTCTACTACCATGAAACATGGTGGTACAAACGTAAATGCAGTAACTTTATTATTTGAAAATGCTGGAGCAGACCTTACTGGTGGATTAATTGATGTATCTATGGTTGGATGCTTTGCTACCTCTATGACAATGAGACAAGATGTAGGTGCAAATGGTGGTGAAATGGTTGTAGAGACAACATTTGTTACTGGGTATAGGCCAGTACAAAGTGCATATGCTGCACCAAATACAAAAACGCTAGATACCGATGCACCTAAAAACATTTTTGGCTTAACTACAAATACACTAGGTGGAGAAACTTTAATATTAAATTCGTGGGAAATAAATATTTCAAGGCCATTGGTTCGTGTGCATTACCAGGACACTACAAATTACTATCCATACGGTTATGCACAAACTGGACCATACGAGGTTACTGGCACATTGGTTGCAAAGCGTGACGATGAAATACACGATTTAGATGCAAGCATTGCTGGTAATTCAAGCGGTATTGTTTTAGCGTTAGCACAAGGCAGTGATTTTATTATTGATTGTCAGAAAGTAATGATAGATAATTCTAAACCAGAAATGGGAGATTTTATGTTACAAAGTATTCCATTTAGAGCATTTGCAGATAGTGAAACTGCTGAAATAATTGGTATCACCATCGCGTAGGACTGAAACTTTATATGCGAGAGATACATGACAGTAAAAACAGATCATGGCACATTTAATGTCACTGATATAACTTTTAAAGCAAGGCGCGAATTACATAGAATAGAGATTAAAGCAGTAGCACTGGATGGTTCAGTAGATACTGCAAAATTTTTTGATGTAATTGATTGGGTACTAAACTATGCTTTCACTGATCCAGAAAAACAACTAGCAAAATTAGATGATAATGCGATTGATGAAGTCTTAATGCAAGTATATAACCAATACAAAGAGCCGTCTAAAAAAAAGTAATTATGCACCGAGTTGCCACTTGGATGTTTTATAAACAACAACCATCACGCAACCTGGTGTTTCCATACAAAGCACAATCACCAACATTAAAGAAGTCTATTACATACACAGAAGAAGAACTGTGGAATGAAATAGATCGTGCATTGGCAGAAGATAAAGAACAGAAGTTTACTCCTGGAGCAAATCTTTATTATACTTTAGTGCATTGTGCTGATTCTAAATACTTTTGCAATGCAGAGACAAATTATATGCTGGAAGAGTATATGAGTATGAAACGATTTCATCTACCATTGGCACGAACACTTGATGAAGCAGAATATGAACGCGTAGTCATCTTTTCAGCTATTGATGAAGAGTATAATGCATTGATTAACGAAGAAACAAAGAAAAGCAATGGCTGAGAAAAAATTTATTATTGAGGTCCGAAGCAAAGGTTTTGGTAAAGCCAATGCTGATATGGACAAGCTGTCAAAGAATACCAAGAGATTTGGTGATGAAACAGAAAGACTGCGAGGTAGGACTAAAGGTTTAATTGGCTCATTAGGTGCATTGAGAAATAAGATTTTAGTGTACACCTTTGCCATTGGTGGAGCAGCAGCAGCCATGAACAAGTTTATCCAAGCTGCATCTGGTTTTCAAGATGTGCAAACCAGATTGGTTGGTTTGACTGGTAGCACCGAAGCGGCAAAAGAAGCATTTGAAGTATTTAACAAAGTAGCAGCCACTACACCATTTGCATTACAGGATGTGGTTAATGCTGGAGCGCAGTTGGAAGCGTTCGGTGTAAACTCAAAAGCCACGTTAGGTTCTGTAACAGACTTAGCTGCGTTTATGGGTACAACTGCAACCGAAGCGGCAAGTGCGTTAGGTCGTGCCTTTGCTGGTGGGGCTGGAGCAGCCGATATACTTCGTGAACGTGGTATCTTACAGCTAATAAAAGATTCACAAGGTATTAAAGATTTAACCAAACTTACCTTACCACAGTTTCGCAAAGCACTAATAAGCGCAATGGTTGATCCTGTTGCTGGTATACAAGGAAGTAGTAAACGTCTATCTGAAACCTTTACTGGTGCAGTGTCTAATATGAATGATGCTATCACTAGGTTTGCAGCAATGATAGGTGAGGTTATGCTGCCATCTATGACCAAAATGGTGAATTCAGTAGAAGGTTTTTTTCGTGCATTAAACTTGCAAAGATTATCTCAGTTAGCTACTGCATTTGGTATTGTTACTTCGGCTGTAGTTATATCAAGAATTGAATTTAGTAAGCTACTTACCATTACTACAGCACTAGGTGGAAAATATATGTTGTTAGTCAAAGCACTTACTGCGGTAGGCGTAGCCTTTGGTATTGACAAGT